GGTGGCGGTAACGTACCCGGTAATGGCCGAACTGGAGGCGGTGGAAGTCGTCAATATGGCATGGAGAATCTCGCCATCGCATATGGCGGATTCCATTTCATGCAAAGCGCTGTTGATGTAGGCGCTGAATACCAGACATTACTCGCTCGCTTCTCTGCCTATGGAATGGGTGATGCCGCAGTCAAAGAGGCGGATAAGTTTGCACAAGCCACCAAAATAATGGGAGCATCGAAAAATGACATGCTGCGCTTCTTTGTTGAGGCGCAAGGTGTGTTCCGCGAATCAGGCGAGCTTTCCATTGAAGATCAGCTAAAAGGCGCTCGGCTTGCTGCCCCGATGATGGCGAAAATGCAGTTTGCTATGGCGTCGATGGACCCGGCAGCTAACCACATGACGCATGCCAAAGAAATGGACATGCTGCGCTTTGTCGAGCAGGCAGGAGGCCTGAATAGCCCGGCTAAGTTCAATTCCATCATGAACAACGCCTATAAGGCCGTTCAGTCGTCAGGCGGTAACATTGATTTCAGCCAGCTTCGCCAGTTCATGGCGCGAGCAGGTACTTCAGCATATAACCTCAGCGATACGGCTCTTTATGCCAAGCTGGAACCAATTATTGGTGAGATGAAGGGCGGCGCTGCTGGTGATGCGCTGATGACTGCGTACAACCGGTTAACAGGGACACTTAAACTTCCAAATCAGGTCGTAAAACAACTTGAAGACATGGGGGTTTGGGATAAAAACAAAATCATCCATAACAGTATGGGTGGGATTAAATCCATTATAGGCGGCCCAGGTTCGCAATTAACAGACCTAAAGCTTTTAGCAAGCGATCCTGTCGAGTTCTACGAGAAGGTAATCAGGCCAAAATATGCTGCCAAAGGACTTTCTGAGGAGCAGATTCAGCTACAAAATAACGTAATTTTCGGTCGTCAGGGTGGCAAGATGTTCAACCTGATCGAGAAGCAGATGCACGTTATTGAGCTTGCTGCAAAGGCGTTTGAAAAGCAAATGGGCATAGAGGATGCCAGCAAGCAGACGGCAGGGACATACACAGGTAAAAAGGTAGATTTTGACGCCAAATGGAAGGATTTCCAGCTTGCTCTTGCACAGGATGGCGGTCTGCTAGATACTTTCACGAAGGGACTTACAGGTCTGACGACCTTCCTGCAGAAGTTAACTGAATTCAGCAATGCAAACCCTCGCATTACTGGGACAGTAATGACTCTGTTAGAAATGGTTACCGTGATGGCAACCTTGAAGGGCGGCCTGTGGCTCGTTAAACATGCAGCATCAGCCTTGTTTAGCCCTCTTGAGCTAGTCACGGGGACCAAAGGCCTGCCTTTGCTTACGTCATCACTTGGCGGGCTATATGGCATCGTGGCCAGGCTTGTTCCGCTTCTTGGTCTGTTTATTCCAACCAATAATACGCCAACCACCACAGAAGAGCTGAAGACAATTCAGAGTAAGGGCGCTGAAAACTGGAGCAAATCAAACCAAGGGAAGCCTTTTGCTGGTACGTGGCAAAATCAGGTAATGGAATGGATGGACAAACATCCAGGCGAGCCATTGTCAAACTACAAAGGATCGCAGGGTGGCACTGCGTACCCTGAGCCAGCAAAAACGTCACAGACTATCCAGGTAAATTCATCTGTATACCTTGACAGAAATAAGGTCGGAGATGCTCTTACTCAACACATCATCAGACAGACCTCAAGAGCGCCGACAGGACCGTCAGGAGTGGACTCGTCAATGAACCTTATCCATGCAGGAATGGGCAGCCTTGTTCCGCGCTAACAGGAGACTAAATGGCTATTTTTGGACAACTGTCTTCGCTTGCTGGCGTAGCGCAGGGGTTTGACCTTTCCGCAACAAGGTTGATTCTTTCCGGTGCCAGTGGCTCATTTGAGTTTCTGGACTTTGAGATACCGGAAAAAATAGTGATACCAGGCCGTCAAAAGGTCGCGATTCACCAGATGATTGGTGGAAAGCGACTTATTGACGTGCTGGGTGTTGAGTACGATCCGATTACCTGGTCAGGAATTTTTACCGGCTCAACCACGAAATCGCGCGTTTCGTTTTTAATGGCGATGCGTGACTCAGGTCAGAAGTTAACGCTGACGCTTGATAATTACTCGTTTGACGTAGTCATCACAGACTTTGACCTGGCATATGAGTTTGCTTACCGGCAGCCATACTCGATTTCCATGGCGGTGATTCAACGCAATGATGACCCGCTTTCTGTTGACTCGCTTACAGGTGCGTTAAATGCGCTGATAAATAGCGATATAGGGCAGGCTGTAGGGCTGTCAGATATTATCGACATCCAGACAGTAACCGATGCAGTTAGCACCGTTCAGAGTGCTGTACAAGCTGTTTCAGACTTTGCTATGGCGACAGTGGATACAGTGCAAACCGTAGTAAGACCGATAATCGCAGCCCAGCAGATTATCCAGACCAACATTTCTTCGCTGGAAAACTCGCTTAACACGATTACCACGCTTGGCGGGATTGTTCCAGGGTTCCCGATTTCAAAAACCGTGAACAACCTTCTAACTCAAGCAGACGGCATGACACGCATTCCAGCGCTTTACAACCTGTCTAATGTGCTTGGGCGTGTCGATAAAAACGTCAGAACCGGCCAAACGGCTAACGGGGTTAAAACCATTACGCTGTCTGGCGGAAATCTCTATCAGATTGCTTCAGACCAGTATGGCGATGCTACCTTGTGGGAAAGTCTGGCGACAGTTAACGGAATTGACGATCCACAACTCACCGGGATTAACTCGATTCAGGTTCCTACCACGCCATCAACGCAGGCTTCAAAAGCTTCCTATCCGGGGTAATTTATGGATGTGAACAACCCTATTATCGCGCCAGACGTGAGGCATGTGTCTGGCCGCTGCTATCTGAATGGGGTATCAGTTCCATTCAAATCGTACGATGTGACAAGCAACGGATTCCGTGGCGCCAGTACCTACAGCGTCGAGCTTGTCGTATCTGCGCTACCACCTGATAAGCAACTTGATTGGTGGGCAAAAACCACAACAGTGACGATCGAACTATGGTCTGACATTACCTCTACGGCAGGGGTTAACTCAAAGAGTCTGATTAAGGGTAATGTTGATACGTGGGATTATGACCCTGCCAGATTCATTATCACATGTGAGGGCCGCGATTTTGCGGCCCTTTTCATTGATGCAAAAACAGCAGGTGAAACGTTCAAAAACTACACCTCAAGCCAGATAGCAGAAATACTCGCTAAGCGGCAGGGGCTTAAAGTTAGCGCCACTGCGACATCTCAGCGATTTGGTGAATTTTATCAGATTGACTCTGCGCACCTGACTGGTGAGCAAACTGAATGGGATTTGCTGACAACGCTTGCAGCTCTTGAGAATTACTCTGTCTGGGTTGATGGAGATACGCTTAATTTCCACCCTGAGGCGAGCCAGATGTCTGGTGACAATTATGTCATCAGGTATCAGCCACCGGGAACGATTAACCTATATCCTCAGGCGAACGTGGCTGAAGACCTGCGATTCTCCCGTGCTCTGACTATCTCAAAAGGCGTTACAGTTGAGGTTATGTCTTGGAACTCAAAGACAAAAAACAAACAGTTCACCGCCTACTACCCAAAGACTGCAAAAAACATATCGCCGGGCGCGTCCACTCCAAAAACACAGGTTTATCGCATCATTCGTAATGGTTTAAACCCGGAGCAGGCGCAGGCGCTTGCGGAAAAGATATACCGCGATGTGGTTCTTCATGAGCTTAAGTTTTCCTGCTCAACAGCTGGTGACAATCTGCTAACGCCACGCACGCTGGTCAGGATAGAAGGCACACAGTCGCTTTACGATCAGAATTACTGGTGTGATTCAGTGCGTCGGCGCATGGACTGGGAAAGCGGCTATACGATGTATATCACCGGTAAGAACCATTCTCCGGCTCTGGAGATAACAACAGAATGAACCAGCTAAATAACCTTATTGCGATGAGGGCTCAGCAGGCTTTTGCTGGATTTTCTGGCACTAGGCAGGGGGTCATTACAGCCTATGACCCGAAAGAATATGCCATAAAGGCATCGCTGCAGCCGACAGGTGAGGAAACAGGATGGATTCCTCTTGGCACTCCGTGGGCAGGGAATGGATGGGGATTTGCGGCAGGGCCGATGATAGGCGCAGAGGTTCAGATTGACTTTGACTCTGGCACGATCGGCGTGGGGATGGCAGGCGGTCAGTTTTATAACAACGAAGACCGTAGCCCAGGACCTCCATCTGGTGAGCTCTGGATAGTTCATCAGTCAGGCTCGATGCTTAAGTTCCTCAATTCCGGGAAGGTTGTCATTCAGGATAGCGCCGGGACTAGCATCAACCTGAATGGCGATGGCTCAAGAACAGATAGTGCCTCAGGAGCAGTAACACAGACGGCATCTGGAGGCATGACCATAGTCGCCAACATCCAGAACAACGGAAACTTCCAGTCATCAGGCTTTATAAAAGACCAGAATGGCGCTCATGGCTCCCTTGGTGATCTGCGTATCAAATATAACGGTCACAAACATAGCGGCGTACAGACCGGCAGCGGAACTACAAATACCACTGACAGCCCAACCAGCTAAGGTTAAATCATGTTCGACATTTTCCACTATGTGGGTACGGATTTATCCGCGTCGCCCAGCGGAGACCTTTTGTCTGTTACCGGTACGGAGAGAAGAAAACAAAGGATTTTGCGTCGGTTGATCACTAATCCTGGCGAGCTTGTTTTTCACCCTGAATATGGGGCTGGGCTTGGGAAGAAAATCGGCGAGCACGTTAACGTCTCTGAATGGAAAGCCCTGATTCTAGGGCAGATGAAGCTAGAGGACTGCGTGGCAAGGATACCGGAGCCTGTGGTGACGTTAAAAACGATAGATAACGGCATAAACGTAGATGTCAGATACAACGACTCAGTCTCGGGAACTGCTGAATTCCTTAATTTCGATATTACGAGGTAAGCCGTGGCGCTAAATATTAAGTCGTTCTCCGACATTGTAACGCAGCAGGTTACAGCCATTCAGGCTAAAAGCACTCAACTGCTGGATTTTACTATCGGCAGCATATTGCGATCTATTGTTGAGTCGAATAGCGGAGTTATCCTTTGGCTGCAGCAGTTAATTGTCAATCTGTTGGTCATTACCCGAGCTTCCACATGCTCTGGAGCTGATCTGGATTCGTGGTTTGCTGACTTCGGTTTCTATCGTGAGCCAGCTGTTTCCGCCACGGGTAATGTAACATTCTCTCGTTTCACAGCCACAAATGCCGCACTTATACCCACCGGTTCGCAAGTGCAGACCACTGACGGCACGCAATCATTTATGGTTGTGGCTGATACATCCAACCCGGCATATGACGCAACGCAATCAGGGTATGTTGTCCCAGCATCTACGGCGTCGATAGCAGTCCCTGTCTCTGCTGTTATTGCTGGTTCAGCAGGGAATGCCTCGGCAAATACCGTTACCGTAATAGTTGGTGCGATTCCTGGAATTGATACGGTCACTAACGCAAGCTCATTTGCAAACGGCGCAGATGCCGAGTCTGACGATGCAGCAAGAACGCGATTTCAGCTGTGGGTGGCATCATTATCAAAAGCTACCAAGTCAGCCATTGAATATGCAATTTCAAGTGTTAAGCAAGGCGTTTCATACCAGGTTGTAGAGAATCAGAGCTATGCAGGAGCAACGCAATATGGATATTTCTATGCCGTGGTTGATGACGGCTCAGGAAGCCCTACAAGCGCCTTTCTTGATACTGTTTACACAGCGATAGATGCAGCGAGGGGATTTACGGTAACATTCAGTGTGTTTGCTCCTGTTGTCGTCACTGCTAACGTATCAGCAACAATTACCACTTCATCTTCTGCTGTGCATGGCGACATTACAGCCCTGGTGAATGCGGCTATTGCCAACTACATTGCCACCCTCACGCTTGGGCAATCACTTCCTGTAACAAAGATTGCATCTCTTGCATACGGTGCCAGCCCGTACGTTACAAACGTAACAAATATCACGATTAACGGTCTAACGGCAGATCTAACAGCAAGCGTTAAGCAGGTTATTCGTTCCGGTACCATCGTTATAAGTTAAGAGGGTGATATGGCAACTGGTGACCAGAATGATTTCGTCAGAAGGCTGAAATCAGTATTGCCCGTGCAGTGGTTTAACGATTCAAACCCCAAACTGGATGCCGTCTTAAATGGCCTAGCATCTGCACTATCATGGGCTTATCAACTGTACGCTTATGCTGTGTTGCAGACCAGGATACTCACTGCCACGGATGGATGGCTTGATATTATCGCCAACGATTTTTTCGGCGAAAGGATAAAGCGCCAGGCCTGGCAAACTGATGAAGATTTTCTCAATATCATAAGGATTAATTTATTCAGGGAGAGGGGGACAAGGCAGGCTATAATTAAGGTTCTTGAGGATTTGACGGGGAATACACCCAAAATAATCGAACCATCAAGGCCACAGGATTGCGGCGGCTACAGTATGCCATGCATGGGGTATGGTGTAGCTGGCGCTTATGGTTCCATGGCAATGCCGTATCAGGCCTTCGTAATAGCGTACCGGCCAACTGGTGCTGGGATTCCTTATGTAGGTGGTTACGCATCAACGGTATCAGGTTACAGCACACCATCACGGGGTAAATACGCATCTTACTCAGAGCTGACCAGCGTCACTGACGCGCAAATTTACGCGGCAGTAGCCTCTGTGAAGATGGAAGGTACCGCAGTGTGGGTTCGCATCGAATAATTTATCGTTAACTTAATTCATAAACAGGCTGCCAGCGGGCGGCCTTTTTTGTATGGGAAAAATATGAACCGTCAGATTGTCTATCCTGGAGCGATTCCTCTCGAAACAGATCTGCTGAATACCAACAAATATTCAATGCTTGGTCTGGCAAAACTTGCGTCTTCTTTAATGGGCGGAAATACATACGTTCACGGTCTTGCATGCACGCCATCAAGTCCGCCATCAATGGTTGTAAACGTTGCAGCAGGTCAAATTTACAGCCTGCAGAATATTGATGGCACCGCTTACTCATCACTGCCGGCTGATACCACTCACAGTATTTTAAAGCAGGGGTACGTTCTTGATGCACAGCAATTTACGCTGACAGCGCCCTCAACATCTGGCTATAGCATTAACTACCTTATTCAGGCGACGTATGTTGATGTGGATGGGGGCTCAACTGTATTGCCTTATTACAATGCAGCAAACCCTTCGGTTGCATGGAGCGGACCAAACAACAGCGGTACAGCTCAATACACCGTACGTCAGGGAGTTTGCACTGTATCACTCAAAGCTGGAGTAGCCGCGACGACCGGCACGCAGGTCACTCCTTCCCCTGATTCAGGTTGTATCGGACTGTATGTGATCACCATAGCTCAGGGTGCAACTACAGTAACGGCTGGCAATATTGCTACCTACGCGAATGCACCTTTCCTACCTCAGAGCGGTATTGTTGACGGCATTCAGCGCAATACGATGACTTACGCAGCTGATACCGGGGTGGCGAACGCATATGTCGTAAACATTAACCCTGGCATCCTCACGCTATCAGACGGGATGGTAGTAAACTTTAAAGCAGCTAATGCGAATACGACCTCCAGCACACTAAATGTCTGTGCACTCGGTGCTTACCCTGTACTTAATAAATTTGGTCAAACGTTAATCAGTGGTGAAATTGCAGCCGGTAGCCATGTAACCGTCAAGTGGTCAGCCTCTGCGTCATCATGGCTTATCCTTGACAGCACGATCTCGGTTCCTACCGCGCCAACTGCAGGTGCGGGAACTAACACCACGCAGATTGCTACAACGGCCTTCATACAAGCAGCGATTACAGCCCTATCTCTGGGAACCGCATCTAAGAGAAACGTTGGCACGGGCACCAACCAAATCCCAGACATGACGTTTTTTGCGGGGTTGAAAGGAGCTGCGGGATATCAGTATTTTCCGAATGGAATGTTGTTGCAGTGGGGAACGGTCGGCCTGAAGTCTGCTCCGTCAGGAACCTCGATCGGGACATTTCCTGTCGCATTTCCTGCAGCCTGTCAGCAGATAGTTGTTACTCATGATAATCCTCTCACCAACGTAATGGCATTTGGGGCAGCAAATATTGTTGACACTACACAATTTAGAGTTAATGCCATTGCAATCAATGCTGACACATTCACGATGGCACCGGGATATAACCTCACCCTGCGCTGGTTCGCTATTGGGAGTTAATAATGACAATTAAATTTAGTGTTAATAAACAAGCGTTTTATGATGAAAATACAGATGTTATACCCGATGATGCAGTAGTTATTACCCATGAGCAGCACGTATCACTGATTAATGGTATGAACGATGGTGAGAGACGTGTTTACATCGGTACAGATGGGGAGTTAACACTGTCAGACAGCAAGCCATCTCAATGGCATACCTGAGACAGTGATACAAATGAGTGGTGCATTTCTGCGGATGCGCAAATTAAATTAGCCGATAACGAAAAATCCCGCTTAATCCAGGATGCAAACGACTATATAAACAGTAAGCAGTGGCCGGGGAAAGCTGCTATGGGGCGACTAAAGGATACCGAAAAAGCTCAGTACAACGCGTGGCTTGATTATCTGGATGCGCTGGAGGCGGTAGACACCTCGAAAGCACCGGAAATTACCTGGCCTGAAATCCCCGCCTGATGAAATGCCGCCGTCCGTCGTATGCAAGTACGGGCGGCAGCTGGTTGCTCAGAGTTAATGTCCGAGAAAACGCCGGGAATATTACCCGAACAAGATTTACAGGCCAACCTGGCGAACAGTCGGGAACTCTGAAACCAACCACATATCGGATTCTTCAAACATTTCCTCCAGCATGCGGTTCAGTTTTTCCCGATCGATTTTGCTGGCATCGCTATTCAGGCCGTTTGCCTGCATCGGCTTCACCTTCACTTCGGCATCAGGGAAAATCTGGTGCACCCGCTTCTTCAACTCGGCCAGTATGATCTCTCTGGCCCCTTCGAGCCCCTCTACATTTCGCTTGTCATAAACCAACTCAACGAACATCACTCTCCATCCTTGCTGACTTGATCTGGTGAAACAAAAATACTACTGTATATGCATACAGTCAATAATCAAGTGAGGGTGCTGCTATGCCTCGCCAATATGATATTCACGCAGCTTTTTTAGCCTCTATAGAACAGAATCCAAAGGGCTACCTTTGCCTAAAAACAAACAAATTCATCAATAATTTGCGCGAGAAGAACTGGCATTTCAGCCAGGCAGACGCTAACGCATGGATTGAGAGATACCAGCCTGATTTTGCTGATAAGACGACGGATGGCAGTGATAACCGTTACTGGATCTTGCGAAATATGGGGAGGGTATTCTAATGGGCTTTCCTTCGCCGGCTACAGATTACGTTGAACAGCGTATATCGCTTGATGAGCGCATCATAACCAGGCCAGCAGCTACGTACTTTATGCGGGCCGGCGTAACGCATTACCGGGAAGGGATACTCAACGGTGCTTTACTGGTTGTCGACGCGTCACTGTCTCCATGTGACGGTTCATTGCTGGTTTGCACAGATAGCGGTGAGTTCAGGATCAAGCGTTATCGCGCGCACCCGCAGCCACACCTGGAAAACCTTGAGAACGGTAAACGGGAGAGTTTGCCAGATAAGGATGAGGTATCCGACATTTCGCGTCCGGTATTTGGGGTGATCACGTATATCATCAACGACGCGCGGTCTGGTGAGTTCGACGACTGCCCGGTGATGTGATGGGGCATATATGGGGCAAAAATTTAGCGCAAAACAACTCAAACACACAGAAGGTGATGATTCGTCTTGCGCTAACACTTTGCTTTTTACCTGCTTACTTTCTACATACTCATGCTTTCATTTTTTGCACCTTTAAATTATGGACTTCCAGCTTTACTCGCTGGGTGCCGCTCTGGTCTTCCATGAGATCTTCTTCCCGGAACAGTCCGCCGCGATGGCGCTGATCCTCGCGATGGGCACCTACGGCGCAGGCTATATTGCGCGCATCGTCGGCGCCTTTATCTTCGGCAGAATGGGCGACAGCATTGGTCGTAAGAAGGTGCTGTTCATTACCATCACCATGATGGGGATCTGTACCACGCTGATTGGCGTCCTGCCGACCTACGCGCAGATCGGGATTTTTGCCCCCGTGCTGCTGGTGACGCTGCGCATTGTTCAGGGCCTCGGTGCCGGGGCCGAGATCTCCGGGGCCGGGACCATGCTGGCGGAGTACGCGCCGAAAGGTAAACGCGGCATCATCTCCTCGCTGGTGGCGATGGGGACTAACTGCGGGACGCTGAGCGCAACGGCGATCTGGGCCATCATGTTCTTTGCCCTCGATCGTGAACAGCTGCTCGCCTGGGGCTGGCGCGTGCCTTTCCTCGCCAGCGTCGTGGTGATGATCTTCGCCATCTGGCTACGTATGAACCTCAAGGAGAGCCCGGTCTTTGAGAAAGTGAACGATGTGCAAGCTGCGCAGCCGGACACCTCACTGGGTTCCATGGTGAAAAGCAAATCCTTCTGGCTGGCGACCGGCCTGCGTTTCGGCCAGGCAGGCAACTCAGGTTTGATCCAGACCTTCCTCGCGGGTTATCTGGTCCAGACGCTGCTGTTCGATAAGGCCACCCCGACCGATGCGCTGATGATCAGCTCCATTCTCGGGTTTATCTCCATTCCGCTGCTGGGCTGGCTTTCCGATAAAGTGGGGCGCCGTCTGCCGTACATTATCCTCAATATTTCCGCCATTATTCTGGCCTATCCGATGCTGTCGATCATCGTCGATAAGAGCTATGCGCCGGGGACGATCATGCTCTGCATCATCGTTATCCATAACTTCGCCGTGCTGGGGCTGTTTGCGCTGGAAAATATCACCATGGCGGAGATGTTTGGCTCGCGAAATCGCTTTACCCGTATGGCGATCTCCAAAGAGGCGGGCGGTCTCGTAGCGGTGGGCTTTGGTCCGGTACTGGCAGGGATTTTCTGCAATATGACCGGCTCCTGGTGGCCGATTGTCGCCATGCTGGTGGCCTATTCCGTGATTGGACTGATCTCGGCGATCCTGATGCCGGAAGTTCGCGACCGTGATTTAAGCGCGGTGCAAGACGCAGCCGAGTCTGCGCCGAGAGAGACGGTCGGTTACGGTGCCGTCTCCTCGCGACGCTGA